TCTGCAGTTTTAATCGATATAATCATATTGTGCCACCTCTACTAAAATAGTAGCACAATATGATGGCAATGTCAATATGTAAAAGAAAAGGCGTAAGAAGATGTATTAACCATCTTTTGAGAAGTGGTTATACTATATGTTGTTTGGTTTAATGCAAGATCATAACTTGCAGTAATATCAGTTAATACTGCATCGATGTTACACGATGTACCCGTACAAGCGATGGTTTTAAAATAGTCGGCTTGTCGTTTGCCAGACAAAACAATATTAAAAATAGTACCGCTAGTAGTAATCGATCTTATTACTGCTGGAGGGTTATTTGCTGTTATTTGCAAATCTAAATTACCGTATGACCCGTACACATAGCCCGTAACAGAACTTAATATGCTAGCAGTTACAGTATAGTCAATAGTCGGTATAGACCCTGTTCTAGTAAGATATAAACTTGAAGATTTCTTCGATTGTGCAACAACTGAAGTTACTCCGCTTGGTTTCACACCTGTTATAGTTGTAATCCACCCGCCGCCATCTAATCCGCCTTCTTCATAGGTTGCAGGCCACGTTGGTAAACCGTCGAACGGTTGGTCAAAATTAATATGACTAGTTTGTGTGTACGCATTAGTGTTTTTAACTATCGTTTTAAGAAAAGTTCTAACATGGTTATAACCTTTTGGTCCGCCCTGGCCGTACCACATAATAGCAGATTGGCCTGCAGGAAGAATTCCCGATGTTACGATTTCGGTACTATTCCCTGCGGGTTGTATATACGATTGCCAGTAACAATCACAAGAAAACACTTCTTCGTCGCTTTTTAAATTAAAATTGGCATTACGTGGTAATGCTTGATTAAATCCCATTTGACATTCTCCTTATATTGGCGACGAATCGAAACTATAATAGCGATAATCGTAATCAGTACCTAGTATGCCCGAATTAGCATCTAAAAATATAGTGGACTCAGTTACACTGTTATCGTTTGTCGTATATGTAATATTGATTGCTTTATCGGAAAGCCTATTTAAGCAAGTATAAACAATTCTGCGATAAGGCTTTTCGATTGGCATCATCGATTTATAATTATTATTATATCTTAAATCCCTATCTACAACCTGGGTGTATGTTTTTGTATCGACCCAAGGTTTAGAAAACGGCAAATATTTTTTTGTTCCGTTTTCTGCATACACAAAACTCGTATCCCAAGTGTATATTCTGTTATTTGGAACTGTAGATCCTACGGCTTTATTATCTAATTTAAACATAAACGGAATAGTATCAATATCAGTTCCAGTTAAAAGACCGTAAGTTCTTCTTATTGTACCGTCGTTAGATACAAACTCTGCCCACCCTGTTCTATTAGATCCTTTGTATGCAGTGTCTTTAACTGTGCCGCCGCCTGATTGACCTGATATAGTTGACATGTTATATGAGTTTGTATTTGCAGTAACATACAAAGTTAACCTTCCAGTTACAACTGTCCTTGCAAGATTAGTTAACGTCACATCATCCGATGTTAACGGAATCGTTAAATCGTTTAATATACTAAAATCCCCATACACGCTTGTACAGTCTATATAATTTGTTTGATATGTAGTGTTGCCCATAGTAAATACAGTAGTCAGGGGCGAACTATCTGTTGTTATTAATTTATTTGCGAGCGAATTAAACGAATCAATTGAATTCGGTGCAAGCGAATAAGTATTTGCATACAAATCAGATAATGTCACAAACTTCTTATCTAGTGTGCTTATATTAGGGTATGTATTAGCCGATACAAGTGCATCTGCTGATGTACTAGAATACACATTGTATTTTATTCCTTTTATTCCCGCATCGATAAAAGACGAAGGTGCAATATTTACATCAGGTAAGAATGTATATTTTTCGCCTTCTATAAACATGCCTATGTCTAGATCAGTTGAACTAGTAGTTGGAAAACTTAAATCCCACTCCCATTTACTATAATATCTAGTTGATAATTTCTTGTCTGCATCGTTAGTAATAGTACCAAATGTTGCGTTTGTAAAAGAAACTATTATCTTCTGTGTTGCACTCTCGGAAAACAAACCGCTAATAGTAAGAGAATTAAAATAATCCTTTGGCAAAGTACCTTGAACTTCAAATGCTAATTTTGTACTTTTTTGTAGCCCGTTATATTTTTGATATGTGTATATGTTATACAACATTCCATCTATTTTAGAAACAGTGTAAGTGCTATCTGCCTTGTAAATGTCGCCTCTAATAAAAGGGGAGAAATTACCAACACATATAGTATTAGACGAATTCTTGTTAAGTATTTCGTAAGTACGTGCTTTTATTTTAATTTTTGCATCAGTTAAAATTCGAAGATTATACACACTGTCTGAATCTAATATAAAATTCTTAGATGTTAAACTGTCAACTGCAGAAGACCATGACCATTCGTGTTTATTTAATCCGTCGGTTACATATGAATAATTATTTTGTCCAAATAAAGTATCGTCGCCGTCGGATATTTTTACTTGTTCGCCAACATTTAATACTAGTTTTCTATATGTTTGAATTGATTCTGCAGTGGCGTCTGCAATATTAATTGCATTCTTTGGTGCAGTAAGAAAAGAGCCAGATATTAATATTTGACTTATTGTGTTTTCATTTACAATTGCACCTGATGTATTGTTTATTACTAATTTATAGCATATTCCACTTGATAATCTCGTGTCTGTTGACGTTTGATTACCCATGTAAAAAAGTAAGCCGTAGTCCACATATAATTCCTGATCTTCTAAATACAGTCTTTTCGTTGGAACTATCGCTTTTTTGTGTGTTGCATCTATGCAATATGTTATATTTGAATTAGCAAAGCCTAATACATCGCCTACGTATGTTCTGTTAACTGCATTACCTATTACATTATTTTTATGAGTGTATATGCCAGGCACAAAGTTTGAAGTATCCACAGTTAACAATTTAGGATAATACGTATTACCAGAAGCAAACATGTAATTGCGACTTTCAAATATCCATTCGTATCTTACTGTTTTCTGATTAGGGTACAAGTTGCCGTTTTCTAAACCGTTCAAATATGTGATATATGCATTATCGCCTAATAGATTTAAAGATCTGTTTGTAAAAGAATTTGTAATAGGTGATATTTCATTTTGTGGCCAATTCTGGAATTTCCCAGCAATACTAAGAGTTTTCACATAAGGCGAATCCCACCCATTTACAATCAATACTATTGAACTTCTTCCTACTGTTGAAGTTACAACATTATGTAATGTAGAATACAACAACAATAAATCGTGGCCAGTTTGGAATTTGCTGCCTGTTCCGCCTACTATTTTTTTACTTCCGGCTGGGATATCTGACATTAACATTGCAAGAGGTGCATCTTCTGCTATGCCATCGTATAATGTATCCGATATAAGTAGTTTATCACCTGCTACAGTTACACCCATGTTTTTCGAATCTACTAAACTAGGTGTTACACTATCTGATACATTAACAGATACACCGTCTACATTTATTTTTTGCGATGAAAGACCTAAATCCCAATCTGATCCTACGTTTGCAGATAAACAACCGTATGCGTTTTCAGTATAAGTAAAATCTTGCAAATCAAGTGCAACAGTAGTAACCTGTCCATCTGTAATGGTTAGCAATAAAGAAGTTTGTTTTGTAAAACCATTTAAGTTTCTAGTACGATACGTAAAAGAAAAAGTATTAGATGTGTTAGCAATACTGCTATAAAAACTAGTAGGTACAAATTTCCAAGTATACGTTTTCAAAGACGTATCTTTGTAAACTGATAAGTATCCAGTTTTTAATTTAAAAGTGTACCCTTTCTCATCTAAAGACATTATGTTTATCTGGGTTTGGTCAGCACTTGCATATAAACTCGAACCATCTATTATTATAGTTTGTTCTGAAAATACAACATCTGGTGCACCTGGTAAAAGAGAACCGCTAACTTTAGTTGAGTTAAAACTATAAATGTTATTCTCTGCTACTGTATAGCTTCCGCTAGTAAACGAAATAGAAGGTTCGCTAAATGCAGTTTCTATAAATCCCCACAAGTCTATTGCACCAATCGAATTATCGTTTAAGATATGTCCTGAAAAACCAATTGCTAAGTCGTTGTTTCCTTTAGAAAGACACACTGAATTTGCGTACCCGTTTCCTAGCAAATAATTATTAGTAATATCTTTACTGTAAGCCCAGTTATCTAACATATGGCTCTGATATATATCTACTCTGCCAGAACTTACAAGGGTGTCTTCTGGATAATTGTTATAATAGGTATCTACTAATCTGATTTTATATTTTCGGCCTTCTGTCATTAATAAGCTCTCGTTATACGACGAACCTTTTAATATTTTTATAGGACCGTTTTTAATAGAAGAAGTATTAAACGTTTTACCGTCTATGCTAGAATCGTAAGTTTTAGAAATTAAACGGCTATCGTTTTTATTGAACATTATATTAGTGTAAACCGTGTTGCTATTTAGCCCTTTGAATTCGCCGCCTACTACAATATTGTTATCGGTTATTCTACCGTAGGGCGACACTATCGTAAAATCAAAAACATTTTTAATCGGGTCAACTGTGTATTTTTGATTTATATCAACTACATTGCTTGTATAAAAACTTATATTGTAATCTTGTGCAGGTAGAAAAAAGTATCCTCCTGCAACATCCAAATGTTCCTGACTAACAACATGCGCCATTCTTAAATATTGATTCTGATGTATATCAACTGAATAATTATTTGTGCTTGCATTAGATCTAAGATCCCTAATTATTGTAGGGTAATCTGTCGGAACGAAATACAATTCAGTTCTTGTAACATGCACGGTTCCTTTTTCAGATAATCCCCTGAATTTAAAAACGCCTTCTATTGTAATTTTCTCGAAGAAATCCGCAACCATCTCATCTTCTGAAGAATTATATTCAACTACGTTATCTAATTCAACTATAAAAGTTTGTGTGTCAACAGCATCGCTATTTAGAAAACTTCCGAACTTTATTATTTCGTAATTTTTAGAATTAACCGTTACTTGATTTGGAACCATAGTTGACAACGGGTCTGAATGCGATGTGTTATTAATACTATACTTCGCATCCATATTAATAAAAGAAACTATATCGTTAATTCCTTGTTTGGAATAACCTTTACCTGATAAATTAGTAGACAGTCCGCTCAATACTGTATTGGTTTTGTATTGTGTAATAGCAGACGTACTTGTGGCATTTTTCATATTAACAGAATCTATTACGCAACCTTTATAATTACCGTTAATAAAACCTACATTGTTTTTATATGTAGTGTCTAACTTTTTATAACCTGTTACATTAAAAGACCCCAAAGAATTACCGAAATCCGAACCTGCTATGATTTCAGATCCTAATTCTTCGTATGCAGTGTCGCAGTTTACAATGTATACTAAGTATGTTTCCGACGGGAGTAAAGATATAATGCTACCTGGATCCCACACCATTTCGTTAGGATTAGGTGTTGAAAATTCAGCTTTTGTAGGATCTAACACTATCTTACTTAACTGTACACCTACATTACCGTATTCAACATTACCTTCGATTATTATTCTTTTATTTGATAAGGGTTTACCATCTAACACTAAATCATTAGACGATCCAAAATCTATCGATATAAGAGTAGAGTTAGAAGCAGATATATAAGTGGTGCCAATTTTTTCAATATTTAAATAATTAGACACGCCGTCTTTTGAAAAAGTAGACCTGTTCGAGTTTACAATGGAACCTAAACTTAACAACTTATCGTACCCGTAAAACTGGTTAGCATTTGTCGGGTTAGTTCTTAATTGCATCTCATAGTATAGTTCAACAGAATCGAAGTCTTCTACTGCGCCGTTAGATTCTCTAATGACACTTCCGTCGTATGTAAATTTTGCAACACAATCAGTATTCGCACTGAATAATTTATTAAAATTTACAGTAATAGAATATGTATTATTTGTAAAATACCAAACAGTGAAACTTTTTACAACTTTGCCATTTTTCATAGTTATGCCGCTGTCTGTATAGTGGCTAGTATGATAATCAATTGCATTTAATTCTAAATAATTAACACTTTGTACAGTTGGTAAATTATCAATTAAAGGTGAAAATTGCAAAGATATGCCCGATATAAACTCTTTTGGTAAAACACCTTCCAAGTATAATGCAACATACTGAGTACCGTTGCTTTTTTGTATAGATTGAAAGCCTATAACTGTGTGGCCTTTAATAGTGTGCATATCAAACAAACTATCATGGTTTATTAATGTTGCTGCACCTATTAAAGAAGTATTAGGTGTTAATATTAAACTTGATTCGTTTGTAATTGTACCGGAAGATACGAAAGTCTCATAAAATTGATTAGTTGTAGTTACAGCATTAGGCGATGCAACTGCAATTGTCCTGCCGTCGTGCCCTACGGAAACGTCGTGGCCGAAATTAGAATATTGTAAATTGGGCAAACGACTAAGTTCAGTTTTAAATATAATTTCTTCTGTGTTGGCTATTTTATCTTCTATTATCTGATAAACATATACCCTTCCTAAACCGTTGTCGCTATCAACTGAAGAATCACCTATTACTATTATATTTTCTTCTGTTGATATACTAGTTGAATCTCCGAAACTTATGCCAGTTGAACTTATATAATTAGAATAATCCCAGCTAAAAGAAGAAGTTAAATCGCTATAAACTTTTTTGTATACTATTGCTCCGCCAACATCATTGTACCCTGGCATACCAACAACACAATAGGTGCCATTTAATTCTACACTTTTTCCAAATAATTTATTTGATTGCTTTGGAATATTTGCTGTTACGCCGGTTTGTGTCTGGATGAGTGTCCAGTTATTTGTAATTCTTTCGTAAAAAGATACTAAGCCATTTTGTATATGTGTTACAACATTTACGTTGTTGTATAAATCGCAAGTAGGCGATGCAACTGCAATCGAAATTCCGCTCTCGTCTATAGAAACATCACTGCCGAATCCGGAATTCAAAACACTACCTGTTAATCTTGTATGCAAAGTATATACAGGTGTTAATACATCACTAATATAAGATTCGCTTACCTTCTCGTATATATATGCTGCACCAGTTAAAGGGCCAGAATCGCCGGACAATAATTCGCTATTCGCACCTACTATTAGCCAATTGCCGTCGTTTGACGATGCAACCGAAGAACCGTAATTTGCATTTAAATCACTTAAACTTCCAAACAACTCTACCCCAGTTGAAACCCAGTGGCCGGTTGAATTTTTAGAAAATACAGTAACACTACCTGTTGTTATATCTACGTTATTTTTCTTATTTGTGTCGCCTACAAAAGCATATCTGCCGTCGCCACTAATATAAACTGAATTACCTAAAGAAACTGCATTTTCAACAGAAGAATACAAATCGACCCTTGCTGCTTTTTTCCAGTCTGGGTATTTTTCGTTTATCTTTATTGTTTTTTTATCGCTTATTAAATTTCCACTCGACGTTTTCACCGAATACTCTATTGTTAAATCAGTAGTGGAAGATTCGTCACCTGTTATTATTTCTAGTGTGCGAGTGCTATTTGACCTGTCGCTTTTTAATCTGTAAATTCTTACTATGTTAGTATCTAACTTGCATTCTAAAACTTCGTTAGTTAAATCGTAATCGATATATTTATTACTAACAACTGTTCCGTTTAGCACTAAATACTCAGGTTCGTTATTAGTAACATTAGAATAGTCAATCCCTTGTGTGTCTGCAATAGTAACTGAAAACAAATTTTCATATTTTCTTTCATCTATTGTGTTTGGTAAACTAGATAAATCGACTGTAGGCTGATAATAAGAAGTATCAGATATATTTGTAATTTCGTTGTACGATGGAGAAATAACAAAGAACGGGTTATTTGATTTAGTTTCGATTATGCTATTCTGTAAGGATGTAGAAGTTACATCGTTTGAACTATTAATAGTGATACTTATAAGCAAAGTATTTGCCGAACCAACAGGCCCGTTTAATTTTGCATTAATTATATATTCTACTAAATTATTAGTACCTGTGCTTCCAATTGTGCCAGAATATATTGTTTTCCATGCAGAATTATTCAGTTCGTAGAAGCCTGTATTTGTAAGAGGTGTGCCGTAACCACAAGTAGTGTGATGTGCAGTAAAATCCACTTTATCGATTAAAGCGAAAAGAGAATTAGCATTATAATTAGGTGTTCCGCTTGCAGACGAAGGAACAACAATAGTAGGCTTAAATGTTAGTTTTCCGCCGCTATTAAAAAAGTATCTCATGTTGTTGTACGATGAAAAAACAACATTTACATCTTCAGTTAATGTACCTACCCAGTAATTTGTTCTTACTTGCGAAGATGCAGTTTTTACTACAGCATAATAACTCGAAACGTTTAATCTGTTCGTTTCTATTGTTGTTATTGCAGCCGATAAGTTACTATAAACGGTAACTATATCACCTTTACTTATTATCTGATTAATATCTTCGATTGTAGTAGGTATTTCGCCTATAGAAGAGCCTTGGTGGGTAGCTATTTCTTTTATTTTAGATACTAAAGAGTTCCAATCGCTTGCATTGATTTTGTCTGCAACTTTAACCACGGGTAGAAAATTTGTTTTACCGTACCCGTAATCAGATGATACATTTGGATGTAAATCACAATATAATTCGTTTACTTTATTTGCAAATGTATTAAATTCAGTTACAGTGATTATATTACCGGGCACATATGCCATAATTACTTAGCTCCAACTACAACTTCAATTAATGAAATACCTTCAATGTCTTTCGATTCTAATGCCCGACCAATTACGCAATAAACAGGAACATCTGCAATACTTATACCTTCGGGGACTGCCATTGCAACACCAGGTATACTTGATGCTACCAGTCTGTCGAATTTTTTTACTTTTCCGTTTACTTTTACTGGTACTCTACCTACAAGGGCAACAGTAGGGTGTGTAGTATTGTTGCCTGCACGGGAGTTCATTACGAATGCAGGCTGAGAACTAATAACACCGAAACAATTTTCGTCGAACGCATCAACTGTTTCTGTTATCTCTTTTGTTCCGCCAAGTTTAACAATTGTGCCGGTTTCGTATTCTTTGTCTGCTTCGTACCGTTCTGCTAAGTCAGCATACATTGCATTTGTGGCTGTACCGTCGAACATTACTGCATAAATTGTATCGTAACGGTTTGCATTTGCACCTATTGTTTTTGTACCCACTGATACACTTGGTAGTACAGTAGATGCGTAAGTTGTTATTGTGTGTGCATTTGCTACTCTTCTATTTGAAGAGCCTATGTCGTATGTATTATCAACACCTGGTATAAAATTAGACATTAAACCAACATTTGTTCCTGCGTCTAAAATAATTTTTGTAGAGTCAACAGTCGAAGAATAAACAGATGTTAATCTACTTGCAGACGAACCTAAATTAAACGTTGTACTTGGGACAACTGTGTTGGCAATAGTATTACTTGCATCTAAACGTACATAATAAGAAGTGTTGCTGTCTCCTATTTCTATACGTTGTTTTGCTGTAACGCCGTTAGTAAAAACATTTTTATATAAATTAGAAGAAGTACCTATTGTAATACCGGATCCATCGCTAATCGATGTAGCACTATAATTTGGTCTAATGTTAGTAGAATCCAAAAACACACCATGTATACCGTCAGTGTTTCCTACATATAATTCAACGAAATCGCCGTAAGTTACGTGTGCATTTGTTACATACAAATCCGTAAAAGGTGCTAATTCAGTACCTATTGATGTTTCTGTTATATTGCCTGCTACACTTATCCAGTTTGCAAGTTGAGATACGTGTGCAGAATCAGTTGAACCGCTATAGCCTATATCAATAGGCTCGAGTCCAGTCCACATTTTTAATGTGCCAGTAACTCCGGCAACATTTGAACCTGTTGTACTAAACCATAATTGACCGCGAATAGCTTTTGCAGGAGGATTAGTGCCTGCAAAATTCTCTGATTGTCTTAATACAGTCTCGGCATGTTTTTGTGTATAGCCGAAATAATTCTGACCTATTAAGTTAAACGAATAAGTATCGTTTACTGTTTGGTCATATATTGTTATTACTGTCCCGTCTGCCTTAGTTACGTTAACGTTTGCCATTTGATACCTTATGTTAATTGGATTCTTAAAGTGTATTCTATTTCTAAATCTCTATTTGCAGATTTCTGAGTAGGGTGAAAGATAACGTGTGTAAGCATTAGCGCATCATTGCTATCTACTAATTTACCGCTAATACCTGGTATACCTGCATACAGTGCAATCTCATCAAAAACAGCATCGTTTGTGCCTACATTTGAAAAATCGCCATTTTCTTCTACTGTCATAGCAGATGCGCGATCTATTGCTAATTGATTTAATCCGTTTTCAACTGTATCTAAAGTTACTATAATTTGTATGTCAGTATATGTACTATTAGACAAAATAGGCGTAGTTGAGTTACCTGCAATATTTAGTATTTCTTTCTTAAATGTTTCGTTATATAGCGAATCAGTTGATCGTCTAATATTTGAAACATTTGGAGGTCGATATTCTATTTGGCCGGTTGTCGTAATCCGCGTTCCTCCATTTCCAAAAGCCATATATCTGATATGACCTGAATCTAAAGAACATAGTGCGTTTGCAATCGCAGCTGACAAATTGCCTAAGTGTACGGCATTGTCTTTTTCTTCTAATATTTGTCTTGTTATACGGTCTCGTATTTTTACATGTCCGTTAACACGAATGCCGAAATTGCACTCTTCCATTTTATCCCCTTTTAGAAACTAAAATCTTTTTAGTGTCTTTTTCTGTAATACGTATATGTTCAGAAATGACTACAGTTGTTTTTTCAATTACTTTTTCTTCTTTTTTATCTTCCATGTTGTATTTATCACTAGAATTATTGTCCAATTGCAACACCCCTTTCTGCGTTTAAAAAGTTCGCCTGTTGAGTAGTTGACATTGCAATACCTTCTATACTATTTTCCCATATGCTGTTTTCTGCGTCCGGTATATATTGTGTTTGGTTTCCGTTAAAAACTTTAGTGCCTGCAACATAAGACGACATAGAAGTACCTTTTGTTGCTCTTGTTATAGCATATAGCAAATAGTATCCCATTCTAGGTATTATCATTTGGTATTCTATCCTTTCTCCTTTAATCCATATTACGCCGGGATTATTAGCAGTAGGTGTCTCAAGACCAGTTACATCTATAACATTAACACTTACATCGTCAACATTTAAATCCTCGTATAGTATTGCCGAAAATGTATCGCTATTTCTAGTAAATGTAGTTGCACCGTTTTCCTGTATGTGTTTTCTAAAACTGCTGTTTGGGAGCGATATAGTAACCATTACTAAGTTTGCATCGCCGTGCCCGTGTGCTATCATTACATCAGTCTCTTCAACCGGTCTAACATGTTCAGTGTTAAACCTTACTATTGTGAAGGTATCAAATACCATGTCAGTAATTACTGTGTCTCCGTACATTTCTTCTATGTAACTAGAATACTGCGATCTCAGTGCATCTCGTATATCTGACGTGTTAGCAAGCGTATACACCCCTTGTAAGTAAGTTATGTATGCTGATACACTCTCGACTACGTAGTCGACGCCTTCTACTTGTGATACGATTGTAGACAGACCGTAAAGGGTGTTCGTTAATAATTCAACTGTTAACCCGCTAGTAGACGACACAGGTATTAAATATTTGCTACAGTAGTTGGAATCTGCATCAAAAGGCAAAACACCCCAACCTTGAATTGGTAAGTCAACTGTTTTCTTTTTACCACTGTCGTAAAATACAACATTGTCAACTGTGGCATCCCAATGGCTATTACTATCGCCGCCGTATATCTTCTGCAAAGCACCGAAGGAATATGTAACTTTTATGGCTTCTCCGTTAGCAGGTGCCGATGTAAAAATAATTGTCTTTCTAAAGGAATTGTCAATTCCTATATTGTAATCTACCCCTACGACTTTAAGGACATTATCGATTGTAACTATGACATGCCCAATTCCGTTAGATGTGTTATCAACTAATACATACGTATCTTCAATGCCGTCTCCTACAAACGACTCGCTATTACTTGATGCATTTATGTCTACAGTAAGAACAATGCTTTCTGTTACGTGGTATGTTGCAAGTTCGTCTGTTACGTCTGGGTCGTGCATTTCGTTTGCAAAATAACTCGAATCTAAATAGTCTTCGCTTGGGTCGACTAAAAATTCGTTTTCATTTTGCATAGTATAATTAAATACAAACGTGTATATTGGGCCTAATGGGTATATAGACACAGGTGGCACGTCAGCCAACACTATCCTAGTGGTATTTCCTGCATAAGAAATAGTATAATCTAAACTACTAATAAGCGTTGTATTTGTTATCCCGCCGTTTTCTTCTATTAAATTAATAGAATTTATATCAACTAAATACGGTATACTGTAATTAATACCGCCTGTGCTTACGATATATGCATCGCCCGTAACAACAGAAGGTGTTATAATGTTAACTAAAATATAATGCTCATCCCATGGCGTCGAGTCCCATGGTTCAACGTCCCACCCAACTGCATATTCATGTTCGAAATCACCGCCATCGTAAAAATCACCTTCTAAATCGCAACCGTATATAGAATCGAATCTATCGTGCAACATAGTATATGCTTTCTGTTCATTTTGTGTTGCTAAACTAAAACGTTCAGTATAATCTGAATATTTGGGCACATTAGATGTTATACTACTTTTAGTTACTAATTGATTTATTTGGCTAACAATTAAGTCTCTGGCAGATGCACCTACGTTAATAACGAAAGGTGCTATTACTTCCTCGTTAGTAATTATTTTACCGCCCTTAGCACCAAACGATGCAAAACCAAAAGGACTTGCACCAAAGCCGCCTTTAAATTTACCATAAATATTTGTTTCTAAATCTAACATTATTGTATATGCAGCGTCTGTATTACCGAGAATAGCCGACACCCTCATTTCTTCGTATTTTGTGTGCGTAAACATTACACCTGAAATTATTTTTATAGTCGACTCTATTCTAGGTGCGCCATTAAGAAACTCGAGTGTTATATTATTGTTTGTACCGGAAAGAGTGTACCATTTTTTATCCATGTACATCCCGTCTACATATACGCTGACTACATTGTATACATCTAAATCTGAATATATTCTGGTACCGTTAGAATATATATATTTTTCAGATATCGGTACGTACACTTGTCTATCTTTAAAACTACACTGTAATGTATTGTATATGCTTTTAACCTTTACTATACGTGGCACATCGGTTGGAAGATAAATTCCTGTAATCGGGTTGCCTGTAATATTATCATAAGATAGGCTATCGAAGTCGTACCCGTTTAATATGAAATTATCAATTGGAGTAGTATACGTCGTAGTGTATTTTCTTATTTTCGAAGAATAAGGTTTAGTCTCATTTATATAACTTAAAAGATGAGATGTGGCGCTTGGAACATAAGATCTGCTTGCCGATAATTCTTCGCCTTTTTGGTTAATCTGTAAATAGGATGTTTTAAACACCCAGTCTACATTCTTTTGCTCATATAGAACATAATGAACCATTGCAAAAAACAAAGGGTTTGCATATTTTTCATTTTCGTTAATTAAAACTTTTGTTATTATCGCATATATAACTGATTGCAATTCATCGTTTAAAGACAAACTATTGATTCTTTTATACACTATATCGTTAATGACTATTTTGGCTTTTTCTCTGCCTATAACTTCAACTGATTGCTCTCCGTCATTGTCATTAGTGACAATATAATATGTAACTTTTGATTTAGTTATATCTTTGATAATTTTATTTATGTCGCCTTGTTGTATACTTGCTATTTCTAAGCCTAATACTTGTTTATCTATTTTTGTTTTGTCGCTATATCCCTCGGCCCACCAGTTACCGTAGTACCATGTGTCGCTTGTTGTTATACCTGATGCCCAATTCGGGTACTCGTCGTTTGCATTAATACTATCTAATAACGAGTTAAGTTTTTCAACAAAAACTTTGCGAGCAAGATACGTATCCACAAACCATGTTTGCCTAGGACGTATTTTATTGCCGTATCTGTTATATTTTGACAAATTAATATCAGGTACAGTATTGCCGTACAAATCCTTCAAACAAAGACTTGAGATGAGTTTATCCCAGAACATCTTAGGTACGTTATTAAACTGGTCGCCTTCTTTTATTAATTTCCACTCTACATTTCTTTTAAAGAATCTAGTATCAGAAAATTGCCTTTGGTTTAATTGCAATACGCATTGGTTATTAAATAGCACTCTGTTAATATTACTAAACACGAAAGAATCAACATCAACATAAGAAAACCACTCGTATCCGTTTGATCTAGGATTAGTTATTAATGTTGCAATTGACGAAGTCGACATTGTGCGGTTGTTTAAGTTACTAGGGTATTCTCTTTTATTAGTAACCCAAAAATAATACTTAGTAACATTTTTACCGAACACACTACTATAATCTACAATAGACACGTAATCTTCAGTGTTTTTAGGTACACCGTCCCCTGTGTAGTTTATAGGTGGGTTATTAGACTCGACCCATTCGTATATATTAACTTCGGATCCAGGAAACATTTTACCCCAGTTGTCTCTACGGTATAGCAAGTCTCCTTGTTCATAATACATATATCTGCATGTGCTTAAATCCCACCATATTTCGCCAACATTGGTCGAATTAAAATTCATGTCTAAATCTATCTTTGTTACATCTAGAGAATTTGTATATTTTGCAGGATCTTCATCTGACAAATATTTAATGTTTCTATCTGCTATACCAGGTATGATACCTTTAAACGGATCATACACAGGAACATCTATTAATGTTTCTTTTGATATAAGATCATACACAAACATATTTTCTAATAAATAGTTGTTTACTAGCGGTTCTTCTTTTCTTATTACTTCTTGAGAAGATAACACTGCCCATCCACTATCGTTATAAGAGTCGATCCAATTTTTACCAGAGATTGAAATCACATTACGTCTTGACTGAAATACTAATTTGTCAGCAGATGTATATTTAACATCACTAGTTATTATAGATGTAACATCGTTATTATTTAAATCGTAATAGTATGTTATACCGTTATCTACGCCATACGTAAATAATTCATTTGCAATAGATACATATCCTTTAATATCATTATATAAATTATGATCTGCGTTATCGCCTTTGATTACTAAAAAAACATCCCATGTTTTTTCAATTTCTTCCATGTTTGCAATCCAGATGTAGCTTCCTACTGTTGGCTTTTCTGGAACAGCATATAAATCGAACAACGATGGTATATTAAATGATGTAAAATCAACATCTTGTAAACTGACATACCCTGCATTAGGAATGTTTGTTGTTATATCTGACAAACTAATAGTTTGTATTAAATCAGTATACATTATGTTAGACGGTTTGTGTATCCATTTTTCAGTGTCGTCTACATCTATTACTATTATTTGGTCTGTTAATTCGTCTTCTGTTATATTTTTTTGCATTACAACTTCGAATACATCTGATCCATAAATATCTTTCCCAAAAGCATCTTTTTTATCAGAATGTACAACTTTAATAGTCGGTTCTGAGTCGTAGCCAGATCCGGTATTTGTAATTATTATATCAGTTAAATACCCGTACGTGTCGATTACTGCATTAGCAAAAGCACCCTCACTGTTTAGAGATGGCTTACTTATTATTACTTTCGGTACAGAAGTGTAAATTGTATTTGCATCTTTAATTACTACTCTGCTAACAGATGAAGTATACGAATAGTTATCTGATACATCTAATTTTACAACCTGTGTATCTGTTTTTAGTAAATCGCTAGGTATTATAAATTCGGAATATATTTGATCTTCTGATCTTCCGAATTCGCTAAGTTTAAATGCCCATTCTTCGTTCACTTCTATGTTTTGATTAGATGCAATACTTTTCGTTCTTAATAATTTATTAAAAGAATTCTTAGTACCTTTTTCTCTTATCATGCCTTGATAGAACTTATACTGGACATCGCCCGTTAATAGAAGAGCATCCATATAATCTTTACGTTCATATCCGATTAAGTGCCTTGCTGCATTTTCAATGTCTTGGTTATCTAATGGTACTTCAGTATTATGATAATCAATAATAGATGACACTATGTTTTCGACATTAGAATATATTTTATCACCCAATATTAAATAACCGGGTGCTTCCATTTTGCCAAACCAGTTCTTAGTCCTGTAGCCGGATATTTTCAGTCTGTCTTGTCGAACATTGAGCAGTGGAACATAAATAACATCGTCGAATACAGTGTTGTTATCTATTGTCACTATGTGCTCAGTTTCATAGGCACTAACCCTTACACAAAACAAACCTTGTTCGTGTGTTTCAGTTATGGCAATATTCATATCGTTTCTTTTAATATGAAGATTTTCAATGGGCACCGAATACCCGTCAGAATCTAAAATATTCGAAATATTGTTTATATTTTTTTCTAAGCTTCCCGCGTATCCCCGACTCATATTTAATTCAACGGAACTACCTGCAGGAGATAACAAAATAGTGTTATCTTCTTTCCAGTTGCTAGTGTACCAAAACAGAAAGTCTTTTGCAGAATTTTCCCAGTTTCTTGTTATACCAGTATCTGACACTAGAGTAGTAAAAACCCAACCTTTCGATTCTAAGTAATCGCCGTATCCTAATAAGAAATCATATACTTCTTGTATGTTATTTAAAATAAAACCGTAAGGTATAGTAACTAATGTGTCACCTTTAGGGTATTTTTTAACCGTTACACCGCCGCTAACAGGTACATCTTTTAAAGTCTTCCACATACGATTATCAAATGTGGCAGCATAATGCGATTCCATGCATTGAAAATAGGAATAATTAAGTTTTACTATTTCCCCTTTCGAATAATTAACATCGTTTGCGAAATTTCTAAATTTTGCAGGAGTTGCACCTACGTTTACTGATATAGGTTTGTACATGTTTCTTGTATAGTATTTAAAATACGGTGATAACTCATCGTATCCGTATACTTCGAACCCGTCCGTTACTATTCTTATTGCAACACCAGAATAAACATATTCTTCTATGGCTGACCCGGTGTGCAATTTTAAATTAATATTATCTTTTGGTATAATCAAACTACTTGATGTATTAGATGAAGTAGTACCTTCCATAAAAATATCAAGTGTATCAATGTTAGAAAACCCGCCAAATTTATGACCTAATTTTACATTTAGACTTCTAACTTTGTTGCCAAAGTCTACAGTTAAATCTTTACCGAGAAAAAGCAAATAGTCACAAATAAACCTTTGGTAACCGTAACATACTTTCGTAACACCGTCTACTATTTCTCCGTGTACGTATTCGTCTATGTATGCATCTCTTTGTAAAGACAATCTCGAAACTAACTGACTATCATTAATATCTGCATATATTAGGTCACCGGTATTCCATAATTTCTCGCAAAATCCCGAAGGTTTCATTAGAAACAAAATCGACAATATAGAATATGTATAGTCTACTGATCTATACCAAGCATCTTCCACTGGCGAGTGGTCTCCATATTCCCAGTCCATGCTTTTATCTGTGGGCTCGTCTGCAATGCCGATAAAATGAGGAGCTTTAAGGTTTGCATCGAAATCCACAGGCAGAATAAATGACAAATTCGGCCTAACAAATCTATTATCTACCCCTTCTCTTATACCTTGGCGTATTAAACCTTGGCTAATATCTTCCCACATGCTAACATTAGTAGATGCATAATCGCTTGTATATTCGTCGTCCCACCAGTCAGGTTTAATAGAAAAACCGAGCATTTCCCAAGGGTGCGTATGGGGTCTATATGTATCATAGTAATATAAATATATACCTTTCCAGTTACCTGGCAAGTCTGGGTTAGCATCTTTATAATTCCAGGTTTTCCAATCATTAACATCATATATTTCATGCGTTACATGATTTAGTTGCATTTTACTTTTCCATTTAAGGAAAAATCTATATTTAATTTGATTGAATTCTTCTTGCGAATATTCGCTGTTTCTAAATGCACCGCTTACACAATCATATATGGTTAAATTTGGCATGTATTCGTTTTTAAATGGAGAATATATGCCGTTAAATACGCGACATTCATACTCATATAATGCGCCATCTATGACAGAATCTATGCCAACATATAACGGGCTTATAGAACCATCATGTCTTTTTAAAACATAAGTAGGTGTAGAAAATGTATCGTCTAAATACATTTCGGGTTTATACACACGACTACAACCTAGTTTTGCGGGTGTTGCGGGAATCGGGTTTCCTGTAGACGAATCAAAAATATTAACAATTACGTCTGCCGGTACAACAACAGGGGAAGTTAAATTTATAGTTACTGGATACACACTTACGACTGTATAATCAATGTCTATTAATTTTAAAACACCGTCTATGTAAACATAAATTGTCAAGTCTGTTAAAGATGCCTGCGTACTTTCGCTCACAGTTAATGTACTACCCGTGTAATTTGTAAAACTTTTAGACAATGCTGGTTCGCCCGATTGGACCATACCTGATGTAGTAAATGCATTAAAATACTGCACAACATTGTTTATATTAGAGAGAGAATGATCTACTACAGTCGTAATATTTGATTCGCCTGTTTGTTGTCTTGCAAATTTTACAAACTTGTCATAAGTATTTGATTGTTCTGTTTTATTAAAAGATATAGCATTCATTATGTTTAAATTTTCAACATTTGTGAATAGCATTGCTTTTAATATCGAATCTCTCGATTGTAAAATTTCAGACCCTAAACTAATATCTTGTGCTGTAAATCTGTAATTATTATTACTTAACGTATTCCCAACAAAACCTACTTGATTCTCCATAATAGACGAAAAGTGCGGAGAAAGTTCGTTTAGTGTAACGTCGAATATTTCTTCGTTTGTAGGGTTGCAGGATAGTTGTGGAGGTATTTCGTAATAACCTGAAATTTCAACACCTGGGTAGGCGCTATACATTTTAAACTGTATTACATTGTCTACATTTATATCAATTGAATTTATCAATTGTACATATTTTGTAGGTTCGTTGTTGTATTTTAGTATTTTAAAATCAACTAACTGAGATAATGTTTTTAATTCTAACACACCCGATATGTCATAGTAATCGCCTGTTAAAACATCGGGTGTGCAGCTGAGCTCAAAAACACACGTATGTAAATTACTGTGATTTGCAGTAACAACTATATCATTCGATGTGTATCCAGACCCTGCATTTACAATGTCTATTTTTGATATGCTTGTGTCTTTATTGATTTCGGAGACTACCCCTTCAAAATTAGAACCTGCGCTTGCACTAATAGTAACAGTGTCGCCCACTACATATCCAAACCCAGAAACAATTATTGTTACATTGCTAATACTATATGAGTCTAACTCATAACCTAGAACTGCATTTTGCGGGTAAATTATATCTTTTTCTTGTACTACAAAACGATCTACTATTTTTTGTTTAGTTTTACCGTTAAAAGGCACCCATGTTGTTTGGAAAGTTTCAGTTCCTTCTTTAAAATAGTAGTAACCGGGTATTTCCGATAAAGATCCGTTAAGAATATAGTATTCTCTGTTTGTCATTAAATCGTGTTGAAAAACAATATCTGCAACTTGTCCCAGATTTTTATATTCCAAAGAAAACTTTAAAACTTCGTCTATGAAAACACCATTTCCTCTTTTATATGAGAAGATTTTAGAACCTTTAAAAGTGCTATCGTTAAAATCAGATAGTAATTTCGGGTTACCATACGAGTCATACATAGTGTAGTACAGATTAAATAAAGGCTCGTGGTTTTTTCTATCTAAATTATCGTATTTTTGTTGGTCAGTTTTACCCCATCCGTTACTAGATTTAACAAAATATAGCCCAGCATTATTTCCACTATCAACTAATACAAGACTATCATCTGTTATTAACGAATTTTTATCAACTGCTACAAAATATAAAACTTCTTCGTTTAATTCATTTAAATTTATTGTTGCTTGCCATATATAATCAGTAACATTAACGTCATACGGGAGGCCATCATTAATAGATATGTTAACAATATCACCTGGGAGTAAACCGTCAATGTCATCGGCAGATGACAACCAGTCAAGACCCTTAGACTTTGCAAAAAATGATAAAATATTATCTTGGTCTTCTATAGTAAACCAATTTACATTAGAATAAGTTGTTAACCCTCTGGTAACGTTTACTACTATTTGATCGCTGTCTTTAAATGGCACAGGAAGTCTAAAATTAAAAGGCTGTGTAGCAGCAACAAAACTAACAGTACCCGGGAAAGTATATGTTTCGTTGTTTTCAAAAACATAAGTATTACCTTCTAGTACAGAATTTCCGTTAATGTTAGGTTCACCGCTTTGGGTTATATTAATACCGTATAAACTTGAAAAACTTATACTTGATACATCAGTTACTGTAGATACAAACTTTACGCCAAATTTAAATAATTCTAAATCAGTATTAAATTGTATAATGGGTCTTTTTGCCCGTTCGCTTACAATTTCCAAATTTAAGTATTTTTGGACTTGATAAATTACGTCGCTGTGATACCATTTATTTGTTCTTGACCAAGGGTTGTTATTATAAGATCCACGGGTAATTGTCATGTAGTCGGGTGTTGATAAATCGTCAACACTTATTAAAGTTTCTTTAACAAGTGTAATTGATTGGCCTGTACCTTCTACTGTAAATCTTCCTTTATAATTAATACTATCTGGGAAAGTTAACACTAATCCGTTTTGAAAGATAATATCTCCTACGGTGAATTCGACTTGGCCTAGTATACTGTTTTCAATATAGTAATCGTCGAAATTCAAACTAATAGCAGGAATATTACTGCACCAGCGATATGATTGAAAATTCATAAACATATCGATGTCTATAGGTGGTGCAAAAGAATAATATTCGCTTGAAAACAAACGATTATGGTTATCTATTAAAGAACCGTGGGATTTTAAAGAATCAATTAAATCTTCATAAAACACTTCGTTTGTATCTTGCGATAATACTTCGTCTTTAGTATGGCCGATTGGTTCAAGCTGATACCATGTTCTGTTTTTTGTTAATTCGTCTTTGTAGTAATCTTTAATAGGGTCGTATGACCCAGGTATCCTGCGTCCTATATATGCATCTATTTTTTCACTATTCTTTTTAGAAAATAATTGTTCAACTGTAGCATCATAAAATGCAGATTGAGTTTCCGTCTGCAATACTTCTGGTAATTTATTAAAATTTCTCTTATCTGACATTTTATGCTCTCAAGTTAATTTCAGTTAAATTGCTAACTATTTCTACATCGCTCACTGTTGCAGTTGATAAAAACAACTCGTTCGGTTCGCTTTTTATTTGAAAAAGATCTCCAAAATAAGAATTTCTATCTTGCGGTACTATAACTGCAGAAGCTATAACATTTGATAATTTTTGATGTATATATGCTGCTAACTCCGTGTAATAAAAAGATTCCCCGAAGTCCCAGTTATTTATATCAAAAAAATCGTCAATTGCTAAAACTACCCTAGATTTAATTTCGTTTTCTGTTACGTTCGTATTTGCATTTCGTATTATTTTAAATTTTGCTCGTAGCTGAGTTTCTGATCTTTTACCAAATAACATTTTAAATTTAGCAGGACTATAAATTAATTGATCGGACGACATCTTATATTTATTCAAATCTGAGAACTGAGTTCTTAGAGATTCTGGTGTAGGTGCCGTAGGAAATTTATCTAACCCTAAGCTGCCATTCTTCCATTTAACTACATCGGAATAATACGAACTTGTTAGTAAAGTCATGTCTATAATGTTAGTAACACTTGGATCGATTCTATTGTTTGTTGGCGCATAGTGTTTCCATACAAAGAACAAAGGGTTGTTTTCAACAGAAGATGTATCTAAAGTAAACGATCTTCCATTTTTCACTTGATGTGTAGTATCTTTTACAAAGCCTACAAAAGATAACCCGTCCGATATTGCATTTGCTAGGGTATAATTTACGTCATTTTTAATCTTTTCATATACTAAAGTTGCATTAGCAGTATCAAACGTTACTTTTTCAAATAAATTTAAATTAAAAACATCTTCCACTACTACGTTACCGTCTGCAGAAATTAAGTAATCATATAAGAATAAATTCATTTCTTTGTTGATTTTTTCAATTTCAGATAACGCATTAGTTGAATATTTAAGAACGTTAAACAAAGATTGAGAAATTGCGTTTTTTAAAGTCTGAGTATTTGCATCGTCGACTAAGAACAAATCCTTAGATAATAAATCCTGGTATGCGAAAACAGAACTATTTATTAGTTGCGATCTAAGATCTAACCATTTACTTCTCCATAATCTCCTAGATGTGTATCCGTCAAAGTCTTTAAAATCTTCAAGAAATACAATATCTGTCCTAGATACAAATTTACTAAAACTAAAAACATCATCTGGTATCCCGTCGCTATCAGAATCAACTGGAACTATTTCTACTTTCCTAGTATCTAAATACCCATCTTCTAAATATACCTGTTTATTTATATTCCACGAAATTTCTTCTTCTAAATATTTATTAGGCTCAGAATATATAATTTCTATTACATCTCCGTCAGCCGCAGTTGCATTACTTATAGCAAGAACACCGTTGTTTACATTAAAAATAAACGCCTTAGATGTGTAATTTTTAACTGTTACATTTGTATTATTATACTTTCTGCTTTCAAGTGAAATATAATTAATAGGATAGCTTATATTAGAATCTTTACTACTTACCCAGTTACTATTTTTACATACCCACACTTCGGATATATTGCTAAGTTTGTTAATAGTGGGCAACGTAATAATATCTCGTTTTGCAGATAATGTCTGCGTATCGAAAATATTTTCGTTAGAATCAAAAAAGAATCTCACATCTTTATATGATTCGAACACATATTTAAGACCGCGACTTCTTACTTCGTATGTTTGTGTTTTCGGATCAAATGATGCATAAACTAACCACTTACTAGTAGTAACATCATAATCAAAATCAGACGCTACATTAAAAATACTACTAACTGACCAGACTCCGTCTTCAACTGAAAAGCTAATAGAAAAGTTGTTTCTATTTTTAATCTGGGTTGCAAGAATATTAGTTGGCAGCGAAGTATTAAAACTAGGATACACTTCCTTGACATACCAGTTCTTTTTCACATTAACGTCGAAAGTAAAGATTGTTCCGTTTTCGTCCTCTGTGTAGCTTGTAACTGTAACATATCTAAACTCTTTATCATCCTGCGGATTAACAAACTTAATCTTAGACCCTACAGTAAGAAATTTAAACTTTCCGTATTCTAATTCGCCTTGTCCTGATGCGGCCAACGGGTTCTTTTTAGGATCGGCGATGTTAAAAATTGATGTACCGTCAATATTCGCTAATTCGGAATTATTTGCAAGATATCCTTTGTTGTTAAAATCAGTATCCGGTACAGTTAACAGCACATAGTCGCCAGTATGTGTTGCTGGGAGCCGAGTATTGTCTTTTGTAAATTCAAAAACGTTAAATTGATTGTATGTGCTACTTGAATTAAAAGTTTCTTTTTTATATTTTACATAACTTTCGAGGTATTCGTTATAGAAAAAAGTTTTCAGCGATGCGTTATCTGCGAAATTTTCCAGAATATAGCTTGCTATTGTTTTTTCTTCGTCTATTTCGTTTTGTATGTCTACAACTACATAAGGTCTATCATAATCCCTGTATATTGCGCCATCGTTTGATTCAATTATTAAGTTCTGATAAAAGCCGGTTGGATCGTTTATGTCTACGAATCTACTGTGGCCGGCGTGTGTTCTATTAACAGAACGAATTTTTGCAATCTGATTTCCGTTAACAAGAGGGAATACGTTATAGTCTTCATTATTAACCATCCTGTTCTGAGTATAATATACTTGTGGTGCCCTAGATTTTATTTCTGCTATAGTTTCGCTTTCTGCAGAATTATTAATAGATTCTTGCAATGCAAAAATAAAACGCACAGTATGTTCTTGATTATCTTTACCGTTGTAAAGCATGTTTATTTCTAAGCCACTGGCTTCGTCTGGTCTAACAGTAAATGTCTGATTTGCAGACTTTCTGTACCATGTTCTAAATGTACCAGTAGGTACTTCTCCAAAGTTACCATCTGGAAAATTAATACCTATCGAATCGTTATTTCTAGTTAAGACGGAATATATGTTTCTCTCAGATAACGCCAACGAATTATAAATTATATTTGCACCTGCATTTGTATTAGGTACTTTTTTCCATTTTTCTAACACGGTTCCGTCTGTGCTGATTTTTTGCACATATACGTCGAGTTCGTTGATATCGTTTTGATTAATATCTATTACTCTGTTCTTAACAGGAAAATCAAACTGGTTATCTTGGAATTGCAGTTTGCCTTGTTTAACATAGAAAAAGAATCCTGAATTTTTAGACGATATACCTTGGCCGTCATTACGATATAGTAATTGAAACGTGTTATTAGGATCGGGTTCCATCTCAACAAACGATTTGTCTTCGTCTAAATCTACACTAACTACTTCAAAGTTCATTTGTTGATTATTAACATATATCGGCACAGTGTATGCAACTTCAACACCTTTTACATTATCAACTCTATATAATGCTGTTAAATTACTGTCTATTGTTTCTTGTTTGTAAGGTCGACCAAACGGGTTCTCGCTTGAAAAAACAGAATTCATAACTGTTGTAAATTGATCGTAACTATCTTGATTATTCGGGTCATTCCAGAATATAGTTAAGTTTTCAAGACTTCTACCTAAACTGTCTTTAACTGGTTCGTTTGTTTGTACACCTACAATTTTAAATAAACCAGTAGCTGGCATATTTCTTTTAGGTTGATAACTTAATATTTTAGCAAGACGGATAACACTGTCTTTTCTTTCTGCAGTATCTAAAAAATTATCCCTTGTGTTCAAGTCTACCCTAAAAGAAAGACTTGATGCTATAGATGCTAATAGCTGTATATGTGCTATAAATTCACTAGAATCTATAAAGTCATTAAATGATTCTGGGTAGTAAATCCGTAGATTATTAACCATAGATTCAACAATAGTATCATAGTCGTATGCTTTAAAATCAACGTTTTTAAAACTTTGATATATTTTAGTAAAGTCTTCTGCGGCAAATAAATTGCTCTGTCTTACATTCTGAGACATTTTTTATCCTATTGTTATTTTTTTAAATAGCTATCAAACTGTAAATATAATGTTTCTGCAGTATCATATATAACATATTGCACTGGAGCTTCTACCCTTACACCGTTGTTCATTTCTATAACTTGTATAACACCGTACAATCTGACACGAGGGTCCGAATTAATAACTCGTTTAACTTCTTCTTTAATCTTATCTTTCGAGAACGAATCTAGTGGATCCATTAATATTTCGTGTATGTCTGTACCAAAATCGGGAAGCATATATCTTTCTCCCCTTTTAGTGTTAAAATGGTTTAGAAGGTCTTGCCTGATCAAATCTGTATCAGTAAGAGAGTAAGGCGGTTTACTATTGCCTACAGTTGATATACCTCGAAAAACTGACATCTTTTCTCACAGTGTTTTCTATATTTATCAACATTTTTACTTGCATTTTTTTATAAAAGCTATATTATTACTTTTGGCCCCACTACAAGTGGGTAATAATAACAACAAAAGTTAGGAGTATGCATGTATAAGTCAATCTTATCTGCATTTGAAGAAGCGGTACGAATTGCCGAGGAATACAACCATTTTAATAAAATGAAACGTTTTATCCCGATGACGCAATACAAAGAAGGGTCAGACGTATGTACAGAAGTGGGTATTTACGATTACAAAACTAAAAAGTATGTTCTGTTTGATGTAAGAGCGCATAATGCACTTGAGCTATCAAGAGAATTAACCGAAATGGTTAGAAAAAGCACAAGAAAATGAAAAACAAAAGGCAGTAAGTAATTACTGCCTTTTTTCTTATACTATTGCACTATTTGCATCGTTGCCTAGTGTTAGTACACCCGAGTCTTTACCTATTTGCGTAACATAGTTGTACGTTTCAGTTGGAGTGTGTGTTAACCAATCGTCACCGTATTTTTTTATTGCAACACCTAGATTACCAAGACCCCAATTATATGCTGCAAGTGCTTTGTCCCACGACCCAAACTGGTTATAAAGCTGTCTTATATATTTGGCAGCATAAGGAATTGCCTCGTCTGGATTCCAGGGGTCTACACCTGGGTGCCATCTAGGAACAATTTGCATCATACCTTGTGCATTAGAACCTTTGTTTAGTGCTTTAGGGTTATAATGCGATTCTTGATATGCGACCCTAGATATTAACCCGCAAGGTAAATTATATTCCTGGGTTGCAGACAGAAATATCGGTTCCCATGCCATGCCTGCAGCAGGTGTTTTCCAGAGGCATTCTCCAGGAACAGGATCAGCAGGAACATAAGGCTCTGGAGGTGGAGGTGGAGCTTGTAATGGTGTATCTTTGAATTGTGGTTTATCTTTCAATTTAGTTTTATCCTTATACCAAGTGTATTTTGCAAAAACAGGTGTGCCGCCTTTCTTTGTATGTTCTGGGCAGGGTTCATATGTCATAAAACGACTTACAATCGATTGCACATTCTGTGAGTTTCTAGTGAAAAAATCTTTAAATGATTCGAGCATGTTTCTTTTTAATGTAATTTCTATCGTTGTTGATATTACAGCTTCAGGTATAGTCGGTGCTATTGCACTAGTAGCGTCTGTTTTTGACCCGCCTCCTCCTGAACCTGTTGATGTTCGTGGGTGAGCGTGACCTACTATTCCAATTGTAGGTGTTTGGAAATCTTCTCCAAAATAAACACCCTCGTCGTTTAAGCTTGCATTAGACCCGCTGTAACGCATTGTGCCGCTTGTTTTTATGTTAGCATTAGCAGTTGACTCAATGTACAGTTCTCCTGTTGATTTAACGCTAACTAGACCTACCGTAGTAGAAAAATTATCACCTAATACCTTATTAAATTGTGTACCTTTAATTTCCGAACTAAAATTGGCACCTGTTACTAGATCTAAGTTCCTCCTAATATCAAACTTAGAATCTCTCCAACTTAATAAACTTAAATCATTATTAGCTTCGATATTAATATTGCCGCCATACCCTGTAAAAGGGGTCATAATAGTATCGCTGCCACTATAGTCTTTGCATGCCTTAAGGTTTATATTTTGGCCGGATTCGATATTCACATTACGGTCGGCCCGTAAATTTATATCTTCCATTGCCCTCATCGAAATACTTCCAGCACCAAAAATATCAACATTGCCGTCACTATCTATCTGTAACCATCCGGTACCCGATTTATTAATCATGTATATTAAATCGTTTGTTTCGTCGATCCTAATACTTACACCGCCGCGAGTTTTAAAGCCGATGTACTCGTTCCCTTCTCCGTCATCGAATACTATTTGGTGTCCGCCCATTCTGTTACCTGCAGAATTTGGATTTTTAGGACCTGGAGTTAAAAAACCGTACACTTGCGAAGGGGATTCTCTTCTAGAAGAGCTAGTATTTAAACCGCGTATATTATCATTTATTAAACCTTGTTTTGATATTGATGATGCATATTCTTTTACAGCAGGCCTAGTGATATTATTAATATCTACTTTTTCCACAGTATTTTTGTTGTATTCTGATACAGGCAATGGTTTACCGGGATATTCATAATTTTTATCTGATGCTGCTATACCGGGCACCATTTGGTTTAAAAAATTCTCGTATAAACAACCGAACCACATTGCTTTACCTGGATCGCCGCCAATAAAAGTAAGTGCTACTTGGTTTTCTACATCGGGTGGAACCATCCACATACCATAAGATGTTTGGGTATTGTCAAATGATTCTACGCCCGGTTTTGTTAAATTCGAAGGTGTTACTCCTGCAAAAGGAGAACAATATATTGCTGTAATCCAACTACTTTCGTCTTCAGGTCTTGATCCAAAATCAGGTACCCATATTCTAAGTCTTCCAGTTCTTGCCCCGTCTTGATTGTCTTTTACTATGCCTACAAAAGTGCCCCAATATTTGTTAACCCTACCGAAAGGTTGTTTGCTACTAGATCTAGTTGTAGAACCTGGATTAGAAAAATTTGGCATTATATTCCCGGGATATCTGTATTGTTTGTTAAACTATTTGTCGGCGGATGTCGTACGCCTGTTACTACCCTTGTACCACTTATATTTTTTTGTACTGCAAGGGTGTGTGTGTCTTTTGTTGCTGCAACAGTGCTTGTTGATACCCCAGTCGACGTACCTCCTAACGATGTTGCTGCTTCTCTTATATCTTTGTTACCTATTACGCTTAATGCATCTACATTGTTTGCGTTAACATTTACGTGATGTCCTTCTGAATCCATTACGTCATACGCAGAACCAGTGTCTGTTAAAGGGTCGCGAACACCTGTTAATTTTTGTTTAAATATTCCTTCTGAAAAGGTACTTGTTACGCTGATTACCCCGTATACGCCATTAATAACAGAATTATCTGTAAATTCGTTCCCGTCGTCGCCGTACACTACATCTCTTTCAGGTGTGCGAGTAGTGAAAAGAAAATATTTTTGATAACCCATTGCATCTATATTTTGAGAACCTTTTTCTTTAAGCTGTATGTCCATTTCTTCTTGTAAAGTCGGAATAGTGTCTGTTTCTAAATCTAAAGGCGCACTACCGAACCAATACGGATCGCCTTTAACAGATAATTCAATGCGCTGCAAATCTGCATCTGACCCGTTCATCGCTTGTGTAAATATTGTACTTAGTAGAGTTCTGCCAGCACCGGATTGTTCTTCTATGCCATACCTAGAATCTACATCCTGGTTTGTCTCAATATAAGATAAAGGAACTTTTCTGTACGAAGTTCTTAGTTCTTGATATTTTTCCCTGGCTTTTTTTAAATTGCCTTGCTCTGCATATTTATATGTGGGTACGTATGTTTTAGTTTCGTTTTTAACTCGTGCTTCTTTATCATTTGGAAATTTTCTTTCTGTTGCACTAGTTATTCTTTCCGAAACTGGGTTCGAAGGCGATTGATATACATTTGTGCCTCCGAATACATCCTGGGCTAACATATCTGGAGTAGGTGTGCTATTAAACTTTGCCATAGATGTTGCTTTGTTATCGTTTTTTGGTATACTATTGTCTAACTTTGCTTTAACACGACCTACATCGTGGTTTGCATAATTGTTAACTTGTCCGCCTTGCCTTGGCATTGCACAATACCATGCATATTGGAAATCTAGTTCGAAATCTTCTATGCTTTGATTTAACCCGGTAAATATATAATCGTAACGTTTCTTAATCCGCCCAGAATCTATGTAGTCTTGTATTCTAGATTTAGAATTTAATGTATC